GTTACGTCCTCCGTGCAGGGCAAGGGCACGAAGACGGTGATCGCCACTGCTGTTACCGCTCTTATGGCAGGTTCCGCGCTGGCAGCTTCTGTTATCCCTGAAGTCCCTTCCGATGTGACGGTGACTACGGCAAACACCGCTTGGGATAAGGTGCAGGCTGATGGTCAGTATCACTTCAAGAACGAGGGTGCCCAAGGTGCTTTCACTACGGTTACTGAAGGCAAGAATGCCGAGTTTGGCGGCAAGCTTTGGGTGTCCGCAATTGGTGATAAGTCGGACGCAACTGGTTTGAACGTCAATGGCAAGGATGTCGTTGTCACGAACAAGGGTGAAATCTATGTCACGACCGGCAAGGATGGCGTCGAGTGGAAAAATGAGGCGATCCTTGCAGATAATAGTGCCAAGGTCGTGAATGCGGGCAGGATCGTCGTCAAGAACGCCTACGGCATGCGCGTCGGCACCCAGGCTACGGCCACGATTGAAAACGCCGGCACGATCATTGTGGAAGAGCAGGGCGTCGGCATGGAACTCGGCGGCGGTGATAAGTCCGTGAATTCCGTTGCGACCAACAACGGCTCCATCATCGTGGGCGACATTGCCAAAGGCAAGTACGGTCACGGCGTTCTCATCAAGGATGCGAAGAACGTCGTCCTCAACAACAACGGTCTGATCCAGGCGGGCGAAGGCGCTACGGCCATTGACGTCCAGCTCAAAAACGAAACTTCCGCCACGATCAACCTTGGTGAGAAGTCTCAGATCGACGGTCTGATCAAGATCGACCACGGCACGAATGTCACACTCAATGCCAAGGGCATGACCGGCAAGCTCAAGGTCAAGGCCGCTGATGGCACGACGACGCTCAACATCGATTCCGGTTCGGATGTTACGCTTGCTGACCGCCAGGGCAGTGTCTATGAAAGCGTGAACATTGCCGACGGCAAGCTCACGGCCTCCATCTGGCACGACACCAACGAATATGGTGAAAAGAAGGAACAGCTCCAGAACGACAACAAGTTCAAGAATGTGACGGTTGGTGAAAAGGGCGTCTTCAACATCACCAAGCTCAATTCCGGTGGTGACAAGGATCAGACCAAGACCAATGCAAAGCCTCACAATACGTTGCTCATCAAGGACATGAAGCTCACCCTTGAAGGCGGTGACCTTCAGGTTGCCGGCAAGACGTACACTGACAAGATCGTGATCGGCACCAGCAATACGCAAGACAGTCTTATGATCCAGTCTGGCTCCTATGTATTCGCTGACGTGAACTTCGGGTCCGGTTTCAAGTCTCAGAAAGCTTCCAAGCTTAATGTCAATGGTGGCGAACTCACCGTTGGGCAGCTTGACTTCTCCAATGGTGAAGTGACGGTTGCTGGTCAGCCTTAGTTCCCGCCCAAATGTTGTTACTACACATTTGGGCGCTTTTTAATGGGATATTCCTTTGCGGGCTTGATCCCGAGAAGCTTGTAGATGTCGTTGTGTTCCTTCACCATCTCGGCGGGAATGACAGTCTGATCGAAGACCTTGGCCTTCTGCGTTCGCATGCGCGCGAGAATGCGGTCGAGGGTGAATGTTGACTGCCTGATCTTGTTCTGCAACATTTGCAAGACGACTGTTGCGATAAAAGTCATCAACAGGTGTCCGCGGAACGTCTCCTCCTTTTCCACATTCAACGGAAGCAGGGAAGCATAGTTTTTCGAGATGTCAAACACCTGCTCAACATCCTGACGAACGTAGTAGTGCGACAAGACGAGATCAGCCCTGATTTTGCGGGTGGAAAGAAGAACGAACACTCCCAGTTCCTCAAGTGAATCCTGCAATTCGTCCTTGCGCACAGGCTTTTTCGAATTTACCACCCTGTTGACTATTTTCTTACGCTCGATTTCGCGCATGGCAACATCTCGTCCGATATAAGCGTACAGCTTCATGCCCTCATAATCGATCGGCACGCACTTTACGTAGACTTGTCGGCCGTTGAAAAGCATTCCTTCTTTATCAACTGCCAGATTCTCGGCCTTTTCCAAGTCCGTCAACTCATTTGCCATCAGTCTCTTGTAGATGGTTCGATTCGTCGGGCAACGAGTGATGAACGAAATGTTGTCGTCATACAGCTGCCGCAACCCTTTCTCAGTCACGTAGCCGGCGTCCAGGATGGCGAATTTGGTATTCACTTCCATGGCCTTGAGTTCTTTGATGGTCGTGATGAGCGTAGTGGTGTCTACGACGTTGCCGGGGACATATCTCATATAAATGGGGAGTCGAGTTCCCTGTTGGACAACGTAAATCAGGCGGACCTCCTCAGAGATCTCACCATTGTGATTGCTGATGGCAGTCAGCGGAAAACGAATGCTGTTGGGCAATCCGGTGCTGTCGATGAGGATGTTGGCCTCAGTACGCGCATCGCCGCCCAGGTGCTCCAGGTAGGCGCCAAAGAATGCTCGCAAAACATCCTCTCGCCCCAACGCCTCAAGCATGCTGCTGATGCGCTGCGTCGTCAGATTAGCGTTGGGAAAAAGAATTCGTGCATAGCTTCCTTCCCACCACACCTCAGCCTGGGCATTGCTTCGTGACTCAAGCATGTAGTAAAGCAGAAGAGCTCGAAACGAGTCAGGGTTGCCATACGGTATCACCTCTAACGCAGGCAAAAGGCCGAATTTTTCAATGAGAGAATTGAACAGAAAGGCATCGCCGAAATCAACGATGTAAGTAGGACGAGCATTCTTGCGTCGAACCTGCGGGACGAAATCAGCCGGAGCATCGCCAAACGTGTTGGTGCGGAGGTCGTAGGAAAAAACTCCTCGTTCAGCAGACTTGTAAATCCCACGCTCTTCGTCCAGGACTCGACCGAGATACACGACCGACTTCTTTTTGACGGATTTCCCTTCTCGAACGGAGGTCATGACGGTGGCATAGGGAATGCCATTGCTGATGTTGATGGCGATGTGCATAATACGATGTAGTCTAAAGCAAATATTGCTACTACATTTTACTAAAACGGCGACTTGACTGCAAGCCAAATCGCCGTTTTAACTGCAACTCACCGAAATTAGAGAGGTTGGCAGTGGTTCACTTTCCGTGTAGAAACGAAATCTGCTAGGGAACTCAGGATTAAGCATTGAAAATGCCGTTCTTGAACAGCTGCAGCCGTGCATTCGCGCCGCGATGACGCAATTGTTTGCCGCATGACAGGCGACAATGCTGGGGCCTACGATCAACAAATGTTTCACTTGCTTCGTATTTTGCGTTAAGCGAAAAATCGTTTTGCGCTTTATGCATTGAAAAATTGTCTCAATGCGCGCAAAGTGCTCCATAATGTCCGCGGCGACTGGCATTGTTCGGGTTGCTGTACAGACAGATGCCATCATTTTGGAGAGAGAAAACAAGTTATGAAGAAATTTGCTCTTGGCCTTTTGGCCGCTGCCTGCGCGTCCGCTCTGTGGGCCTCAGATACGGTACGCGATGAATTTTTCTGGCTTGGCGAAATGAACAAAGCCACGACCGTCATCAACACCGATGAGAAGCTGCTCGACAAGGCTGTTGTCAAAAAGGTTGCGCATGGTCTGCAGACCGTGATTGCAAACGGCAATAAGCAAGGCGGTCCGCGCCCGAAGGAAGTCATCAAATTTGAGCCCTTCCTCATTAAGGAAGCCGGCATGGACGTCACCATGCTGCATATCGGCCGTTCCAGCCAGGACATGCACGCAACGTATCGCTCTGCCATCATGCGCGACAATGTGCTTGCTCTTTCCGAGAAGCTGGCAGAAGTGATGAGCGTCATCAACGACATTGCTCGCAAAAACCAGATGACGATTGTGCCCAACTACACCAACGGAGTAGCCGCTCAGCCCAACAGCTACGCGCACTACCTCATGGGGTATCAGGCTTCGTTTGAACGTACCCAGCAGCAGCTCAGGGATTTCTACGAAAGGCTCAACTGGTGTTCGATGGGAACCACCGTTCTCAATGGCACGAGCTGGCCGCTTAATCGTGAGCGCATGGCCAAGTATTTGGGCTTTAACGGCCCTGTTCCCAACGCATATGATGCGAGCCAGATGAAGTCTGTCGATGAACCGATCGAGCTGGCCGGCATCATTACCGGGATGGCAGTGCGAGTCGGTTCCTTCATTGAAGATGTCTTCGTGCAGTATGCTCAGCCGCGTCCCTGGATTCTCCTTGTTGAGGGAGGCGAAAACACATACGTTTCTTCAGCCATGCCGCAAAAGCGCAATCCCGGCATTATGGTGAACACGCGCAAGGCTGCCAGCAAGGCCATTGCGCAGGCTCAGTCTACCGTGTGGCTTGCGCACAATATTCAGCCTGGCATGTCTGACAATAAGAGCGTTGCAGACAACAACAAGATGGCTCAGGCAGCCATCGAGATGCTCGATAAGTTCGAGCGCGTCCTGAAGGCTCTCAAGATCAATCCGGAGCGCGCGCTCGAAGAGCTCAACAATGACTGGACGGCAAGTCAGGAAGTGGCCGACGTGCTCATGCGCGAATACAAGCTTCCATTCCGTGTTGGACACCATGTTGCCAGCGGCATGGTTTCTTATGCGCGCGCCAACAACATCCAGCCTCTTGACTTCCCTTACGCTCAAATGCAGCGCATCTATGCTGAAGTGATTGCCAAGGAATATCCGCAGGGACCGGCACAGTGTCCGATGAGCGAAGAGCTCTTCAAGAAAACTCTCGATCCTCGAGCCATTGTGGCAAACCGCAAGACTGCAGGTGGTCCGCAGCCCAAGGAACTTGCAAAGGCTGTCAAGGCAATGGACAAATCGATTGCCGGTCAGCGCGAATGGGTTCAGGAAAAGCGCGAACATATCGACAAGTCGCTCAAGAAGCTCGATCGCGATTTTCAAAAGCTTCTCTAAAGAAGTCCCAGTGACGCTGAGCCGGTAGTTTTTCGATTGCCGCCGGCAGCGACGAATTGCCCGCAGGCACGCTTTTGCCTGCGGGCAAATTTCATGAAGCTTCAGCACCTGCTTTGCGCCGATCGATTGTGCTTCGGCACTTCTTGCTTTGGGATTTCCTTTGTTGGGCAGCGTGCCGCAGACTGCTTGCTCTCTTGCAATCTTGAGCCAGTACGAGATCGTTGATTTGCCGATCGAGTACCGCTCCACGGCTTCAGAGATGCTGAGCTCCTTGCTCAGCAGGCGCGCTACGACGTTGTCTTTGAACTCCTGCGAATATCGCATGTTTTGCCACTCCATGAAAAGTTGAAGGGGTGGCGAAAGGTAGTATGACATCTAATGGAGTGACCGGATTGAAGCGGGCTGCACAGTTGAAGACGAGCCATACAAGTTGCTTGCGCGAGATGCCGAAAAGTCTATTTTGGCGGGTCCATTGAGTTCTCCGTCGGAGCAATTACCATTTCCGGCATCCTTGAAGGCTCCAGTGCCTCCTACCCATGACGCAGTGACTGTACCCGTTATGTTCGGGACTCGGATTTGCATGTCATAGAGCGATCCCAAAGACGTGCCTGGCACATGAGCGGGCTTCATCTGCAACTCGACGAAACCCGCGATGGGAGCTACTTCCAGTCGATCATGCCGGCACTTTCAGCACAAGCGCGGACATGCTCGCTCAAGCGCTCCATGACGGCGCGTCTCGCATCGAAAAAGTCTGAGCGCTGATAAGCCCTGCTCACCTGAGTACCGACGTCGTGGCTTAGGCACATTTCTGCGACGTCAAATGGCACGGACTCGTCGGCTAGCCACGATCGAGCGATCGATCGCAGCCCATGAGCAACGAGACGACCCTTGAGAGATGTTCCGTGCAGGTGCTTCGCCAAGGCCTGCGAGCTGACGTGCTTGCCGGTGCTCTTGCCGGCAAAAACATGGCCGCTACGTGGCCTCGGGCTGAGCGCCTGCTCTCTGGCTATCAGCTCCTTCATGACAGTCGTGATGGGAACGCGAAATGGTCGGCGCTTCTTCATGTGCTCGGCTGGTATGTGGATCGCGTCTTCTGTGACCCACGACTTCTCGAGCGAAACATTCTCGCCCGGTCGAAGCATTGAGCAAAGCGAGAAGAGGAAGAACACGCGCATGCGCTCCGGCGCTTCTTTCATAACCGCCATCACGGTAGGCAACTCTCGCCAGTCGACAGACGGCATCGGCTTGACATGCGGAGGGGCGAAAACTTTTGACACACGAGCAAGCGGGTTGTGCTCGATGTAGCCCGCGCAGACGGCGAGGTCAAGGATCTCGCGAAGTCGCATGAGCACTCGCTTGAGCGTCGCTTGCTTCCCGTCTTTCTCGATCGGCTGCACGGTGCGGATGACGAGTGGGGCGGTGATCTCGTCGAGCTGACGATTGCCGATCGGGCCGATGATGTAACGCTCAAGGCGACGGCGTTCGTCCTGGTAGCTCACGATCTGGGGCTTTTTGAGGCGGCACCGGAGACGAAAAGCGTCTTTCAGTACATAGCCCTTCGGTGGCTCAAGCCCGATGTCCTTTCGCAGGCGTCGGGCTTTTTGTCGTGCCTGCGCGAGATTCATGTCTGGGTACTCGCCGAGCTTTTTGTCTGCGACGCGGCCTGAGCATGACGTGCGCAGATACCAGATCTTTTTGCCGGACGGCATGACTCGCAAAGTCAGCCCGTTGCCGTCGGCGACTGAAAACCTTTTTTCACGCGGCTCTAATGCCGCAATTTTTTTAGGAGTCAGCATGACTACTTCCTTCAAGAAAGCGTACAAGTTCGACGCTTCTGGTTTCTTCGAGCACGAGCTGACCGTCCAAGTGATGGACGGTCAGC